CCTTTAACCAAGACATTGGCAGTTGGGATGTGAGTAATGTGACTGATATGAGCTTTATGTTCCTAAATGCCATCTCCTTTAACCAAGACATTGGCAGTTGGGATGTGAGTAATGTGATTGATATGAGCTTGATGTTCTCTAGTGCCACCTCCTTTAACCAAGATATTGGCAGTTGGGATGTGAGTAGTGTGATTAGTATGGAAAGTATGTTCTCTAGTGCCACCTCCTTTAACCAAGACATTGGCAGTTGGGATGTGAGTAGTGTGATTTATATGATTGGGATGTTCTATTATGTCACCTCCTTTAACCAAGACATTGGCAGTTGGATGTGAGTAGTGTGACTACTATGTACTCTATGTTCTCTAATGCCACCTCCTTTAACCAAGACATTGGCAGTTGGGATGTAAGTAGTGTGACTAGTATGGAAAGTATGTTTGATGGTGCCACCTCCTTTAACCAAGATATTGGCAGTTGGGATGTGAGTAGTGTGATTTATATGACTGGGATGTTCTATTATGCCACCTCCTTTAACCAAGACATTGGCAGTTGGGATGTGAGTGGAGTTACAAATTTCATAAGTATGTTTGATGGTGCCACCTCCTTTAACCAAAACATTGGCAGTTGGGATGTGAGTAATGTGACTGATATGAGCTTGATGTTCTATAGGGCTACTGCCTTTAACCAAGACATTGGCAGTTGGGATGTGAGTAATGTGACTGATATGAGCTTTATGTTCCTAAATGCCATCTCCTTTAACCAAGATATCGGGAGTTGGGATGTGAGTAGTGTGACTAGTATGAACGGTATGTTTAATGGTGTAACTCTCTCTACGGTTAACTATGATAATTTATTAATAGGATGGGAAGCTTTACCACCTCAACCAGATGTTATTTTCTCAGCCGGTTTCAGTACATTTACTTTAGGGGGAGCCGCTGAAGCTGCAAAAACCTCATTAAGAACCACTTATGGGTGGACAATTAGTGATGGTGGAGGGGTTTAATCTAACCTTTGGCTCCCTATAATATTTTACATAACTTCACCCTAATAAGGTTATGAATAATGTACTGGTTGATAGAAACTAAATCTCAATTAGAAGAATTTAAATCTCTTTCTTATAAAGAAGCATATATTGAAATTATAGCTTCCAATATAATAGAACATCCTATTTTAAATAGCATATGTTCTATCTATATTAGACCTCTATCTTCAACTAAAGGATTTATTATCCCTATAAATCATACTGAAACTCAGAAATTAGAAGAAGATCAAATTTTTGAAACAATAAATAACCTCCAGACATTATATGTTAGAGATAAGAAAGAATTCCTCCATTATATAATACATAAGAATATAATTGACATTTCTCCTACTCATCCCACTATTCCAGATTATACCTTAACTCATAAATACTTCTATAGAAAATATCCTAATATTAAGAATATTAATTCTATAGTTCCTATAGTTAAGCATTATGAGTATTGTGAGGAATTATATAATAAATTAAAAGATAACATTGATAAACCTTATAATAAATTCTTTAATAATAAAACTTCTATAGTTTTTAATGCTTTGGAACAAAGTGGGATTAAAATAAATAATAAACTATTTACAGAACATTTTTATAAAGAGGAAAATGATATCATTTATACTCAGTACAATCTCAAAACTCTAACCTCTCGCCCTTCCAATTCCTTCAAAGGAGTAAATTATGCTGCTCTAAATAAAGAAGATAAAAGCCGAGAATGTTTTATACCCAGAAATGATAGATTCATAGAGATAGATATAAGTGCATATCATCCTTCGATATTAGCAAAATTAATAGATTATGATTTTAAAGGTAAAGACATACACCAATATTTTGCAGACTTATATAAAGTAGATTATAAAAGAGCAAAAGAAATAACTTTCCAACAATTATATGGTGGGGTATTTGATGAATATAAAAACTTAGAATTCTTCCAAAAAACTCAAAAATATATAGATGAAACATGGGATACTTTTAATAGTCAGGGGTTTATAGAATGTCCTATATCAAAACATATCTTCAAAAAAGAAACCTTAAAAGATATGAACCCATCAAAACTATTAAACTATATATTACAAGCCTCAGAAACAGATTTGAACGTATTAATATTATGGGACATATTTAAGTTACTTCGTTCAAATAACACGAAATTAGTGCTTTATACATACGACAGCTTCACCTTTGATGCCGTTGATGAAGAAAAAGAGGTAATGTTGAATATACAAGATATTTTTAAAAAACATAAATTAAATATAAAACAAGTTAGTGGTACAAATTATAATAATTTAAAATGAAAGAAATAATATTAAATACTTTAAGATTGTATGCCTTTACATTAGTAATTCCTTTGGCTGCTACTTTTTTACTTCTAATTGTAGGTATTATGGGGTTTGAGCTTGTTGATGGTTTTTGGGGAACTTTAAGGGGGTTATGGGTTGGTTATTATATTGATGGAACTTTATTTGGTCCTCCTGCTTATCGAATCCAATTAGGAGTGTTATTTTTATTTTTTATAATTTTATTATTTAATTCTCTAGATTAATGACTTTCAAAAACTCAAATAGTATGTATAATGGGAACTATCCCTATATAAACATACTGGATTTGAATAGAAAGTTATTTTGTACCTTCGTTCCTATAGATGATATAGGAAAATTTATAAAAAGTATTACTGCTTCTTATGAAATTCAATATAATAAAATATTTATATTGGAAATAAATAATGGGAGTGATGAGTATGTTTGTACTTATAATATTGAACCCGGCAATATAAATTCAATACCTGACAATACTGTTTTAGTTCATAGGAAGAAAGATTATAACACTCTATATACTATTAATGCTTTAAATGAGATTATAAAAAAATTGAATGGTGGAGTGGTGGATAATAGATTTCCAATAGAATGGAACCATTATAGAAATTCTTTATTATTAACTCAACAAGATGAGTTAAGAGAATTAAAAACAAAGATTTATAAGATTATTGATTTGAATTGATTTTTTTCTTATATTTATATAAGATAACAAATAAAAATAACAAATGAAAAAATCAGAACTTCGACAAATCATTAGAGAGGAAATCAGAAAAACTCTCAAAGAAAACCAAAACAAACTCCCTTTAGAAATAATTCAGGATATGTACTTAGTTGCCTCTACTGTAGATCAGGGATATGAACCTGACTCTGATGTAAAAGGAGCTGAAAGACAAGAAAAAAAATATAGGCAACAGTATCCAAATGAATATAACTTTGTTAGTAGTGTATCCGCAGAGGATGAATATGCCGGACCGGATAATGATCCAATTACAGATAGAGAATCATTAAAAGCAGTTGGTTATACTTTAGATCAAATTAGAGGAATTTAAAATAAACTAAACATACAGCCTGATTCATAGCCAGGTGCTTGAAAGAGAATAAAATTCAAGGTAAAATTTATTAATAAAAAACAATAAAAAACAATGAAAAAATCAGAATTAAGACAAATCATAAAAGAGGAAATTAAAAGAGTCCTTAATAAAAATCTCAAACTTGAAATAGATGATGATTATGTTGAATTATCAGCAGATTCAGGTGAATATTCTTCTTTTGTAGAAGATAATGGTAAAGTTTCATTTTCAGTAGTATATGATGATGAAGATGATAGAGATGGAATGGAATTTGATGAAGATAATTGGAAATCAATTTTAGGCCCAAACCATGCTTTTGTTGAAATAGCAAGTAAAATTCCTACTGAAGTTGAAGCCCTAGATGACTATGTTATGATCACAGTAGATTTAGAAGATCTTAAAAAAATATCTGATATTAAATATATTGAAGATGGTGGTTTAGAATTAGACCCCAATTACTTTAAAATAACTTATTTATAAAATAAAATAAAATTCAAGGAGCTGTGACCCTTACAAAAGTTTGAGTCTCAGCTCTTTTTTTCATATATTTATTAATATAATAAAAAAACCAATGAAAGAATTTGACCTAAAAAAATACCTTATTGAAGGTAAATTATTAAAAGAAAATACTAATTCTGAATTAATAAGCTCCTTAAATAAAGCAAAGGATATATGTTGGAGTTTATATGATAAGGATGTGACTGATAAAATTGATCTTCATCGATTAGCTGAAGACCTTGAGGATTGGAGAGATAACTATGGGGATCTTCATGATTTAAGATCTTTTCTAGAAGACACAATTGAGGCTTTATCAAATATATATACTGAATTTGGAGGGGAAGAACTAATGAATACTTTACAATCCTCTTTAAACTTAGCTGATATTTTATATAAAGAAGATGAGGAAAGTTATAATGAGGAAGAAGAAGAATATTCTGATGAAGAAAAATCCCAAATCCAACAAAAACAAGATAAAAAAACCTTCATACATCAACAAGATGAGGAGATTTATAAAAAATTACTCCAATCCATAGAATCAGCCTTTCCTGATAAATCCTCAGGTAATCGTTTAGGGGATGAAATTTTTCCTCAATCTACCTTTAATATGATATCAATCGAACATCCAGGTTTTTCAAATGGTGTTTTTATTGAGGTAAAATCTGAAAATTATAATAGAGATGGTAGTCCTTCATTTATCCAAGTACATGATAATAGTGATTATTTTGGGGAAAGTGAGATGGATAAGAATTTTGAAATTAATGATATACAAGGAGTTATAAACCATTTAAAAAAATATTTAAGATCATAGAAACATAAAAAAATCTAAAAAAAAAATCTATAAATCTTCGTATAATCTCTAAAGAAGAGCTTATTAGAAGAAGATGTTCTGCTTATAAAAAACTAGTGGAATAATTAAATTATAGTTTGGGGGGGTTAAATAAGTTGCGTATATTGAGTTATTAATAAATAAAATAAAGTTTTACAATGGACATAAATGCTATAAAGAAAAAATTAGATATATTATCTAATAAATCAAACAGTTACTCTAATAACAATAAAAATCTTTTCTGGAAACCATCACCAGGGAAACAAGTAATTAGAGTGGTTCCTTCAAAATTTAATGATAAGACTCCTTTTACTGAAATGAGGTTTTATTATGGTATTGGAGATAAAAAAGTGATGGCTTCACCGGTTAATTGGGGTGAGAAAGATCCTATTTATGAATTTGCTAAAACACTTAGACAAAGTGATGATAAAGAAAATTGGGCTTTAGCCAAAAAACTAAGCTCAAAAATGAGAACTTTTGCACCTATTATTGTAAGGGGAGAAGAAAGTGAAGGAGTTAAACTATGGCAGTTTGGAAAGGAAGTTTATGAAGCTTTTCTACAAATGGCAGTTGATGAAGAAATAGGAGACTTTACAGATGTTATGTCTGGTAGAGATATCAAACTAACTACTGTAGGACCTGAATCTACAGGAACACCTTATAATCGTACTACTATTAGCCCTTCATTAAAGACTTCACATTTGATGGAAAGTAAAGAAGAAATTGATAAGCTTCTTGAAGAACAAGTAAACCCAATGGATTTGTTTAAACCTCTTCCTTATGATGAAATGAAACAAGCATTGATGGATTGGTTGGAGCCTGAAAGTGATGAAGATGAAATAATTTCAGAAACAGCAGATGAATTTGATGATTTGAATCCTCCTAAAAAAGAATCAAAGCCTTATTCAATGCAAGTTAAAAAGAAAAAAGCAGACTCTTTTGATGAGCTATTTAAAGAAGAAGAAACCAATTCTTAATTTAAATTAAATGGCTAGGAAAAAATCAGAATCTCTAAAAGAGACAATTTCAACAGAAATAAAAAATAAATTCAATTTAGAGGGGTTTAAAAACAAGAAAGGATTATCTTCGAATTCAAAATTCAAAGATCAAACTTGGATCCCCTTATCTGAGGCCTACCAAAATGTTACTTCTACACCTGGAATCCCCCAAGGGCATATTGTGCTCCTTAGGGGACATTCAGATACAGGAAAAACAACTGCCCTATTAGAAGCAGCTGTTTCTGCTCAAAAGAGAGGTATTTTACCTGTTTTCATAATCACTGAGATGAAATGGAACTGGGAACATGCTATCCAAATGGGATTAGAAGTAACGGAAATTAAAGATCCAGAAACAGGTGCAGTTATAGATTATGAGGGGTATTTTATTTATGTTGATAGAGAAAGCATTAATACTATAGAAGATGTAGCAGCTTTTATCTTAGATTTAATAGATGAACAGAAAAAAGGAAATTTACCATATGATTTATTATTCTTATGGGATTCAATAGGTTCAGTACCTTGTGAATTATCTATTCGTTCTAATAAAAATAACAATGAATGGAATGCAGGAGCCATGTCTACTCAATTTGGTAATAGTGTAAATCAAAGAATAGTATTATCTCGAAAAGAATCATCTCCCTATACTAATACTCTAGTTTGTATTAATAAAGTATGGACAGCTAAAGCTGAATCTCCTATGGGCAAACCAAAACTTATGAATAAAGGAGGATTTGCTATGTGGTTTGATTCTACCTTTGTAGTTACTTTTGGTAATATATCTAATGCAGGTACTTCCAAAATTAAAGCTATCAAAGATGGTAAACAAGTAGAATTTGCTAAAAGAGTAAATATTCAAATTGATAAAAACCACATCAATGGTATCACCACTAGAGGTAGAATAATAATGACTCCTCACGGCTTTATTGAGGATGATGAAAAAGCTCTAAAACAATATAAAAACGAAAACTCTAAAGCTTGGGCTGAAATCTTAGGTGGGGGAAATTTTGATATTGTGGAAGAGGAAGAATCAATGTATGATGATATAACTACCTTTACTCAAGAACCTGAGTAATAGGCTTGGTTTACAACCATATCTTACTTATATTTAAACATAATGTTTTATTATGAAGAGAAAAGAATTACTAAAGCTCCTTGAAAATGTTCAAGAAGATAAAGAATCAATAGCAGAGGGGAAAAGAGTCTTAGTAATAGATGGTTTAAACCTATTTTTTAGAAACTTCGCAATCCTTAATATGGTTAACCCTAATGGGGCCCATATTGGGGGATTGGGTGGTTTTTTTAGGTCTCTAGGGTTCTTAATCAAACAAATGGACCCTACTGAAGTTTATATAGTATTTGATGGTATAGGTTCTTCCCAAAATAGAAAAAACCTTATTCCTGAATATAAATCTAACAGACATTTAACTAGAGTAAACTCTGTAGTATTTGATGACTATGAGGAAGAATCAGATGCTAAAATAGACCAAATCATTAGGATAATCCATTATCTAAAAACCCTCCCAGTTAAAGTTATATCAGTAGATAAAGTAGAGGCTGATGATGTTATTGCCTTCTTAAGTAAAGAAGTTCCTAAAGATCCAAAAGATAAAGTATTTATAGTTTCTTCAGATAGAGATTTTATACAATTAATAAACAAAAATACTATCCTATATAGACCTATAGAGAAAGAATACTACACAGAACAAACCGTAGTAGATAAATTTCAAATCAAAGCAGAAAATTTCCTAACATATAAAATATTAATGGGAGATAATTCTGATAAAATACTAGGAGTTAAAGGATTAGGACCAAAAAAACTATTTAAATTATTTCCTGAGTTAAAAGAACAAAAAACTACTTTAGATGATATCTTTGACATAAGTGAAAAGAAAATCAAAGAAAATCTAATATATGCTAGGATATTACAAACTATAGAAGAATTAAGGAAAAATAGCAGAGTTATGGATTTATCAAATCCTATGTTAAGTGATGATGATAAAACATTCCTTGAAGAAGTTATTAAATCACCTATCCCAGATTATCTACCTTCCCATTTCATTTCATTATATGAAGAAGACCATTTAGGGAATATAATAAGAAATGTAGATTCTTGGCTTAAAGAAGTTTTTGAAAATTTAAAAAGATAAAAGATAAATGACACATAAAACCTTAGAGACCATAAACCATTATGGTCATACTTTTCAAACAAAAGTTATATCATCCTTATTAACCCATAAGGATTTTTTAAACAATGTGTATGATATAATAAATGAAGAAGACTGGGATAATCCTGCCCACCGTTGGATAATAAAACAGATATTAGAATACCATTCAAAATATCATTGTCCTGTATCAATGGATTCTTTAAAGGTAGAACTTAAAAAAATACCAAATGAAGTATTACAAATTTCAGTTAGAGAACAATTAAAACTAGCATATAAGGCCTTTGATGAGGGGGACGATTCTGTATACACCCAAAAAGAATTTTCTGCCTTTTGTAAAAACCAACAACTAAAATCAGCCTTATTAAATAGTGTAGATCTATTACATTCAGGAGAATATGATTCTATTCGTAATCTAATTGATGACGCTTTAAAAGCAGGCCAGGAAAGAAATGTAGGACATGAATATGAAAAAGATATAGAAACTAGGTTTAGAGAGGATGTAAGAAATGTTATTCCCTTCCCTTGGGAACCTTTTAATAAAATTACTCAAGGAGGTTATGGTGATGGAGATTTAGTTTTAATATTTGGTAATCCTAAAGGTGGAAAATCTTGGTCTGTAGTTTCAATGGCTGCCCATGCGGTTAAATTAGGATTTAATGTTGTATATTATGCTTTAGAACTAGGTGAAAATTATGTAGGGAGAAGATTTGATGCTTGTTTTTCCCAAATATCAGTAGATAATTTAAAAAACCATAGAAAAAAAGTTGAAGATGTAATAAGCAATTTACCAGGTAAGCTAGTAATAAAAGAATATTCACCTAAAAGAGCTTCACTTAATACTATAGAAGCCCACTTGAATCAACTTGATTTTAAACCAGATGCAATTTTCATTGATTATCTAGACTTATTAAAGAATAGAAGAAATAGGAATGATAGAAAAGATGATCTAGATGATGTATACACAGATGCTAAAGGATTAGCTAAAGATTTAAAAACTCCCATCATTTCACCATCTCAAGCTAATAGAACAGGAGCAGATAAAGCCATCTTAGAAAGTACTCATATTGCGGGTTCATTTGATAAACTTATGATAGGGGATATTATAATATCATTATCTAGAGGTAGAAAAGACAGACTTGAGGGAACAGGTAGATGGCACTTTATGGGAAACAGATATGGTAAAGATGGATGTACTTTCTTCTCACCTCATATAGATACTTCAATGGGGTTGTTTGAAATAGATGATGAAGAGATGGATGAAGAAGATATCCAAATGATACAGAAAACACAAAACAAAGACATAGAAAACTCAGAAAAAAAAGCACTTAAACAGAAATTTTATGAATTAGGTTTTGGTGGAACTTCTTAACATATGTATAACTACATCTTAAAAATTTATTAAAAATATGAAAAAACGAGATCTCGTCAAGGAAAGAATTGTCTATAAACCCTTTGAATATCCTGAAGCCTTTGATTATTGGCTTAAACAACAACAGGCACATTGGTTACATACAGAAGTACCACTTATGAGTGATATTAATGATTGGAGCCAAAATCTTACAGAAAACGAAAAAAATATTATAGGTTCTATATTGAAAGGTTTTGCCCAAACTGAAACTGTAGTCAATGATTATTGGACAGGATTAGTTACAAAATGGTTTAGAAAACCTGAAATTATAGCTATGGCCACTACTTTTGGGGCCATGGAAACTATACATGCCGAAGCCTATTCTTTGTTAAATGAAGAACTGGGTTTAGATGATTTTAGTGAGTTTTTAGAAGATGAAACTACTATGGCTAAAATAGAAACTTTAATGAATGTTAGAGATTCATTTGGGGAAGAAGTAAATTGGCATGAAAGGGCAAAATCATTAGCTATATTTTCTGCTTTTACTGAAGGAGTTAATCTATTTTCTTCCTTTGCTATTTTATTATCATTCAAAATGAGGAATAAACTTAAAGGAGTTGGACAAATTATAGAATGGAGTATTAGAGATGAATCTATGCATTCAGATGCAGGATGTTGGTTATTTAAAACCCTCCTAGAAGAACACCCTGAATTAAAAACCAAAGAACTAGAAGCTACTATAAATGAGGCTGCCCTTCTTTCATTAAAATTAGAACTTGATTTTATTGATAAGGTTTATGAACAGGGAGAATTAGAAGGATGTAATAAGTATGATCTTCAAAACTTCATTAAACATAGAGTAAATACTAAATTAGGAGATTTAGGTTATAATCCTATTATAAATGATGTAGATACTACATCCGTCAATAAAATGGAATGGTTTGACCACTTATCAGCAGGTAAACAACAAACTGATTTCTTTGCAAATAGGGTTACAAATTACTCCAAGGGGCATTTAGCTTGGGATGAAAGTTTATTCGATTAAAATATAAAACATGGACAACAATTTAACATCAGACACAACCCAATGGGTAAAGGGTAAAGATTATCCCGAAACATTTAATGAAGTATCTTTAGCTACTATATCTAAAGGATATCTTCTCCCTGGAGAAACACCAAGAAAAGCATATAGAAGAGTATCCAAAGCTATATCAGAAAGATTAAATAGACCTGATTTAGAAAATAAATTCTTTAAATATATTTGGAATGGGTGGATTGGCTTAGCCAGCCCTGTATTAAGTAATATAGGTACTGATAGAGGATTACCTATTTCCTGTTTTGGTATAGATACACCTGATAGTATTAGAGGTATAGGTTTAACTAATGCCGAACTAATGAGATTAACTTCTTATGGGGGAGGTGTAGGAGTTTCTTTAAGTCGAGTTAGACCTAGAGGAACTGAAATTAGAGGTAATGGTTCTTCTGAAGGTGTGGTTCCATGGGCTAAAATATATGATTCAACTATTATAGCTACCAATCAAGGATCAGTAAGAAGAGGAGCAGCCTCAGTTAATTTAGATATAAATCACCCTGACATAAAGGAATTTTTACAAATTAGAAGACCTAAAGGTGATGTAAATAGACAATGTTTAAATTTACACCAATGTGTTGTGGTAGATGATGCTTTTATGAGGAAATTAAATGACCGAGATCCTAATTCTATGTCTTTATGGCTTGAGATTTTAAAATCCAGAGTTGAAACAGGTGAGCCTTATATAATGTTTAAAGACAATGTTAATAAGGATAATCCTATGGCTTATACCATAAACAATCTTACAGTATCAATGACTAATATATGTTCTGAGATAACATTACATACTGACGAAGAACATTCTTTTATATGTTGTTTATCTTCCTTGAATCTAGCTAAATATGATGAATGGAAAGACACAGATGTTGTTGAAACTGCTATTTATTTTCTAGATGGTGTAATGGAAGAATTTATCCAGAAGACTAATGGTAAAGAATCTATGGTAAGAACCCATAGACATGCTAAAAAAGGAAGAGCATTAGGGTTAGGAGTAATGGGATGGCATTCTTTCCTACAACAAAAAGACTTACCTTTTAACTCAATATCCTCTACAGCTTGGACACATGCTATATTTTCAGATATAAAACAAAAAGCAAATAATGCTTCAAGAAAATTAGCTGAAGAATATGGTGAGCCTCTATGGTGTAAAGGAACAGGAATGAGAAATACCCATTTACTAGCAATTGCCCCAACAGTATCTAACTCCAGAATAAATAACTGTTCTGCAGGTATTGAACCTGATCCTGCTAATATTTATACTTTTAATGGGGCTAAAGGAACTTTTATAATAAAAAACCCTATTCTAGAAAAACTTCTAGAAAGTAAAAACCATAATACCCCTAAAGTATGGAATCAAATATTAATTGATAATGGTTCAGTTCAAAATCTATCAAATGATATCTTAACAGAAGAAGAAAAAGAAGTATTCTTAACATTCTCAGAAGTTAATCAATTAGAACTTGTTAGGCAAGCGGCCATAAGACAACAATATATTGATCAAACTCAATCTCTTAATTTATCATTCTCACCAACAGACTCTCCTAAATGGATAAATCAAGTCCATATGGAGGCCCATCGTTTAGGAATTAAAACCTTATATTACCTTAGAACAGATTCTGTTATTAAGGGAGATTTGGGTTCTAGAACAAGTGATTGTGTTTCATGTGAAGCATAATTTTTCCTATATTTATAACCATGGATGATATAAAAAACTTTTTTAAATTTCTAGAGGATAAAGAAGGTAAAAAAACTCCTTTAAAATATAAACTTTTATATGACCCCGATTCTATAACATCTGAAGACTTGGTTGTTGAAGGAGATTTAAATTTAAATTATTCTAAAATAACCTCACTCCCTGATAATTTGACAGTTAAGGGAGATTTAGATTTAGATGATTCTGAGTTAGAATTCCTTCCTAATAATTTAAAAGTTGGGGAAACCTTATATTTATCAGATACCCAAGTATCCTCAATCCCTAATAATTTACAGGTTGGGAGGCATTTATATATAATAAATACCCCTCTAACAGGTAAGTATTCTACAAAGGAAATAAAGAAAATGATAGAAGATAAAGGTGGGTATGTTAAGGGGGTGATATATTGGGAATAGTAAAATAAAAAAAAAATGGAAGAATTTGATTTAAAAAAATACATTATTGAAGGTAAATTATTAAAGGAGGCATATGAAGATAGCTTATCTCCTGATACTATGAAAACCTTAAAACAAAAAAGTGCTTCTTCTGCTAAAGATATGCTTGATGGGAAAAGTTTTATGGAAGCTTCTATGGAGTCTATGGAATATCTTCAAAAAGTAATGAGTATAGAAAAACCTTATAGAAAAGAATTAGAGGATTTAGCTTTAAAGGTAATATATGAGGAATTTCCTATTGTACAACAAGCAGGCATTAAAATAGAGGCACAATTAGTTGACCCCGGAAGTTTAAATATGAAACAAGATGATTCTGAAGAGGAAGTAGATAGTTCTTCTTTGGATAAAATGAAAATTGATAAAAGAAGATTAATAAATTCTATTACTCAAGGGGCTTCAATCCGAGGAACAAAAGCTTATTATTGGTTTAAGGATAAAATAGATGAAATAAATCCTTCCTTAATAGATGATTATAATGAGTTATTAAAAGTTTCATATGGAATTTATGATGATGATGAAGCTATTGCTATGATGATGGCTATGTTATCCCAAAACCAAGGAAGTCAAGGAGGTGAAAGTGAAGCTGAATTTGATGAAGAAACAGATACTTTAACTGTAAGAGCAAAAGCTTTAATCTTCCCCATCTTAATCCATGAAATAATTAAAGGTTTATATGAAATTGTTTCTCTACAAGGATTTACAGGAGACAAGGAAAAAAATAAAAACATAGTTAAAACTGTAGATAAAACTACTAATGAGCCTGAAGATTTGAGATATGGGAAATTCATATATGATGCTTTAAGGGATCAAGTTAAAGACATTTCTAAAAGAGAATTATATTTTGCTGAAATATATAAATTGGAAAATGAAGAATTTATAGAATTTATAGAGAACTCTATTAATAACAAACTCACCCCAGCTCAAAAGAGATTCTCAGACGAAACTAATGAATTAATAAAAAATATGTAACATGAAAAAATCAGAACTAAGACAACTTATAAGGGAATTGATAGAAAGTGAAGTTATTACTCTTCCTAAACCTAAAACTAAACCAGGTATAAAACCCCCTGAAAGAAAACATAATCCTTTAAGACCCCCCAAAGAAGCACCTTCAACTAAACCAAAAGCTATCTTTGAAAATGATCCTATAACTGATAAAATAACTCAAAGATTCCTTAAATTAAAAAATGGATAAAGACAACCCTTTCTTAAAACCCCCTAATAAATGGAATAGTACTAGATTAGTAATAGCTATTCTATGTATTCTATATATTACGTGGGTTACTTATCTTTCCTATAATAAGGATTGGAGTGATGTAGTTATAGCAGCTTTATATGCTATAGCGGCAGTTGGGGGAGGTTATATTGGGTTAAATACTCTAAATAGAGGAATGGGGATGGGAAATATGATGGGTGGAATGGGAAACCAAGCCATAAACATAATTAATCAACAAAAGTATAAATCTTTATCCCCTGATTTTGAAGATGAATCTGATCCACATGAAATCCCTTTATAATGAATAAAAAATGCCTATAAACTTCGGTAGACCCATAAATCGAATAGTATTACATTGTACAGCAACTACACAATCAGCAACTGTACAAGGGATAATAAACTATTGGAGAAATAATTTAGGGTGGAAATCACCAGGCTATCATTATATAATAGGAATAAATGGTGAAAGGCATATATTATCTAATTTACGACTTCCTACTAATGGGGTAAGAGGTTATAATTGGGATTCAGCTCATATTTCATACATAGGAGGAAGAGTAGGAGATGATAGAACAATATATCAAAAACAAGAAATGGAGAATTTACTCTTAGAATTGGCTTCCCCAAACCTTTTAGGTAATATCCCCATAGTAGGTCATAGAGATTTATCTCCTGACAAAGATGGAAATGGAATAATAACACCAGATGAATGGGTAAAATTATGTCCTTCATTTGATGTTGCAAGTTGGTTAAATGAAATAAATTTTTATAATAAAATATTAAGATAAATGAATTTTTATAGTAAGATACCTTTAGAAATAAGATTTGCTATTCTAGGGGGAATAATTTTTGGTTTATGGTATTATTGGAGACCTGTAGATTCAACTAATAAATTAGAAAAAAGAATTAATGATTTAGAAATACAATCTGTTCTTAATGAGAAATGGAGAGTGGCGGTAACAGATTATCTTTTGTCCTTAGAGGAAGTAGAAGATTTTGTTGATGAGTCTCAAGCAGATATTAAAAAAGATACAAAAAAACAAACAAAAAAACAAAACAATGATCTTGCAAAAAATATTAACCGTGTTAGTAGTTACACTGATGTTGAGCGTGACAGCTTATGGGCAAAAATCTCCAAAAAAGAACATTTTACCATCAATACAAAGGACTGATACTGTTGGGGCTATTGTTTTAGATTATTATACTCCTAGAGATATAAGTTTAATACCTCAAAGAATAGTTTTGGATGGGCAAAAGTTAGCAGGATTTACTCCTACCCAAGAAAATGAATTACTAGTAAATGATCTATTTTCAGATTATTATCAAAATAGTTTACTATTCCAGCTTGAAGTTAACAGAAAGAAAGATATTATAATAGATACTCTTCAAACACAAATTACTTTTCTGAAAGGATTTTTAACAGAAGGAATATCTTTCGTAAATAAAAACCAGACAGGTTGGGAAGAGGGAATAGAATTAGCTAAAAAATATAATCGAAGAAACCAAAGAAAAGATAGATTAATATTTATGAGTATTATAGGAGGAGCAATTGGAGGGTATTATATTGGGAAAGAAGTAAATAGTAATTAAAATAAAATGAAAAAATATATATTACCTATATTAATAATGTTAGCAGGATTAGCTATTTCATGTTCTGCTGCTTATTATAGTGTTTTTGGATTAGCTAAATTATTTGCAGGGGCTTATTTACCCGTAATAATAATGGCTAGTTCCTTAGAATTATCTAAATTAGTTATAGCTTCCCTATTATACACATATAGAAAAACTCTCCCTAAGTTATTAAAAACTTATTTAACTATAGCAGTTGTAATTTTAATAGGAATAACTTCTATGGGGATATATGGTTATCTGACAAGTGCATATCAAACAACTATGAACCAAACTGAGGTAGTAGATTCTCAATTAGAACTTTTAAATAGTAAAAAAACATCATATGATGAACAACTTCGCCTATACAACGATGAAAAAGAATCGTTGACACAGGACATGACTTCATTGAGGTCTGGTTTATCAAACAATAAAATTCAGTATTTAGACGATAAAGGTAATATTATTACTACTACATCTTCAGCAACTAGAAAATCTTTAGAAAAACAGATAGATCAATCCCTAGAGAGACAAAATTCTATAATTTTAAAAATAGATGAATTAAAAGAAAAAACTTTTGAAATTGATGAACAAATAAATGAAGTAAAAGTTAATGCTGCTTCCTCAGGAGAATTAGGTCCTTTAAAATATCTATCAAGTTTAACAGGATATGAAATGAGTAAAATTATTAATATTCTATTACTTACTATAATTTTTGTCTTTGACCCCTTAGCTATATCCTTAATAATTTCAGCTAATTTTGCCTTTTCACAAATTTCAGAAAGTAAAAAAAAAACAATAATTGAGGATGAAAAGGTTTATGAGGTTTACCAAGAACCAACTCCTCAACCTTTAAAACCAGAATCTAAGGAAGATCCAATATCTCCCTACATATCCCCTAGAGATATGAAAATGTTACAAAACCCAAATATTTCAGCCTGGAGAAAAAATAAAATAAGAAAGAAATACCTAGGGGGGTAAATATTTGGCTTCTCCAACCTTTGATGTTATATTTAGATATAAGAAAAAGTAACATATGGATCAAGATAAACTTAAAGAAATAGCTCGAATTTTTTTTTGATTATGGCAAAAGTTGGGGAGAATGTTATAGTACAGGGTTCATCCCCACAGAAGAAGACCATGATGGACGTTTTAATGAATTGTTTGAAAAATTGAAATGAAACTATTTAAAAATTCAAATGATTCTTTAGTTTTAAAGGAAATTGAAAAGCTCCAACCTTTAAATTATAATGTTTTTAGATGGTGGAGAAGATGGGATTCAAAATCAAAACCATTACCTAAAAATTCCCCCTTATGGGATAAAATAATTAATGGTGATTTAGATTTTTCTCATTACTATTGGCAAGCTAAATATTGTGATTTAGAATTAAATTCTAAGTATCAATCTGCAAGAACAGATCAAGAATTTGTAGAAAATAGTAGATTAGACTTCCAAAGAAAAAAAAGATTATGGGAAGACTTTGAAAAAGATGAATTTGATAAGTTAAAACAACTTAAAAAAGGATTTATTGAGGAATTTTTTATAGATGAAGATCAATTTAAAAATGAATTTGAAGATTTTGGCTTTACATTAAAAGATTTTTATCTTTATATAGAAAAGAATTATAAGAAGAGAATAAAAAAATTATCTAAAAGGGGAAGACCTAAAAAAATAAAAATATGAGAGAAGCAATAGGTGTATTTATTTGTATATTGGGGGTATTAATAATGATATTAGGAGGATTTGGTTTGTTGGTATATACTATATATGATATAGCCGCAAGTTGGGAAACATTAACTCCTTTACAAATTGGTAAAGATATTATAATATTTTTTGTTAGAAATGTTATAGCGGTTTTTGTGGGGTTTGTATTTCTTATTATAGGTAAATCTATTATAAGATAATGATTGAATTTTTAAAGCATAGCTTAGGAATATGTGGTGAGACTCACCCTAGTTTGTTAATGTTTTTATTAGGGGAATTAAATGTAAATTTTCATTTGATCTTTCTTAATTTTAAAACCTATATCAATAATATAATATCAATATTTCAAAGATGAAAATATCCCATGAAACCCCTAAATGTTTACTAGAATGGAGTAAATCCAATATGGACTACCAATATGCTCTAGTCCACTTACTTGAGGAAGATGAAGAATATAGAGAACATTTTTTACAATGTAAAAAAGATGGGATTCCTATCTATTTAGATAACAGCTTACATGAATTAGGAGAGGCTATTGGTGGTAAAATTCTAGAGAAATGGATAAATATTTTGGAACCTAAACATGTTTTTGTTCCTGATGTATGGGAAAATTCTGAAGAAACAATAAAAAACTCCATGGAATGGAGTAATTTTCAATATCCTTCAAATACCACTCCAATTGCTATTGTACAAGCAACTTCCTATGATGAGGCTTCTAAATGTTATAGTAAATTAAAAGAAATAGGATATAATAAAATAGCTTTTTCATATGGGGCTCATTATTATAAGGGGATGTTTCCTCATCCAAATAGATTTATAAGTGGGGCTTTAGGAAGGGTACTTGTTATTTCTAAAATGTTTGAAGATGGAATTATCTGGGAGACTGATAAAATCCATTTATTAGGTACTTATACTCCTTTGGAATTTTCCTTTTATAAAGACATGTCCTTTATAGAAAGTATAGATACTTCAAATCCTGTAATGGCTGCTGTAGATAATATGATATATGATGATTTAGGGATTTTTAAAAAACCTTCATCAAATATGAATAAATGTTTTGAAATCCCAAAAGAAGATGTTAACTTACATATATTAGAACATAACATACAAATTTTTAGAAAATTAACTAAATAATGCAAGTATTTTTACCTTATACTGATTTTAAAAAGTCTTTAGAATCTTTAGATGATAAACGTTTAGCAAAACAGAGAGTTGAAACCTACCAATTAATAGCAGGTTTAGAAGGAAGACCTACCAAAACAGGAAAACCTTACTCACTATCCAGAATAAACCATCCTATATCCCAAATGTTTAGAGATAACATACCTGCTCTAAAACATTATTTAAATTTATCTATTGAAGTATGGGAAGCTAGAGGTAAAAATAATACTATGAAAAAAGAAGAGATTAATGAAGAGATAAAAATGCCTATATGGTTTGGTGATGATAGTTTTCATAAATCCCATAGACAAAATTTATTAAGGAAAGATCCTGTTCATTATGGTAAAGAAGGATGGTCTGAAGATCCTAATGATGTTTATAGATGGTATGATATGAATAAAAATCAATGGTATAGTCAAAAAGTAGGAACTAGTATTAAAATGTATTGATATGGCGTATATTAAAAAAATAATTTGGGGGGATAATAGAGGGAGGAATAGAATAGATTTGGATTGGGATAAGAGTTTAGTTAAATTAGGTAATAATAAACATAGATTAACTATAGAAGAAGAAGACATTATTAATAAAATAGTAGATAGATTATGAAGAAAAAAAATGTAGTATTATCCCTCTCCGGAGGGTTAGATAGCAGTACTCTCCTTCTAAGATGTTTAGAAGAATATGAAAATGTAACATGTTTAAGTTTTGATTATGGTCAAAAACATAAAATAGAACTTGAAAAAGCTAGAGAATTAGTAGAATATCTTAATGATAATCCTTATAGGATATGGTGGAAAAATAAAAATGTCCTTACTACATACCCTAAAATTACTCATAAGGTGATTAAACTTGATGGTTTATCTTCTTTATTGGTAAGTGGGTTAGTAGACAATGACTCAATGGAAATGAAAAAAGGACATTATGCTCATGAAAATGCCCTTACTACTGTAGTTCCTAATAGAAATGCTATATTTGCTTCTATAACATATGCTGTAGCTTTATCAATGGTTAAAAAGAATAATTTCCCATGTGATATAGCTTTAGGTACCCATATGGGGGATTTTGATAATAATAAAAAAGAAGGAATTTATCCTGATTGTTCTGAAGAATTTAGAATAGCTTTAGAGTATGCCTTTAAAATAGGAAATTGGGATTCAGAAAAAGTAAATTATTATGCTCCCTATAATATTACTGACAAACCAGGAGTTCTTAAAGATGGGTTAAAATTATGTAAAAAACTAAAATTAGATTATAAGGAAGTTTATAAAAGAACAATGACTAGTTATTCTCCTGTTAAAAAAGGTAATGAGTCTTTTAGTGATTATAAAACCGGTTCTAGTATAGAGAGAATTGTTAGTTTTATAGAAGCAGGGAAAAAGGATCCTATAACTTATGTGGAAGATGATGGTACTCCTGTAACTTGGAAATATGTTAAGGAATATGCTCTAAAATTAGAAGAGGAATTTAAAAGGAACCATAAATAATTTTTTTATGATTGAATCCAAGTAAAACACATCCATGAATACTCAAATATCTTTCCAACTAAGTGATTCACAACAAGAAAAATATGATGAGTGGATGTGTGCTATTCATAAAATATATGGAAAGTATGGTATTATGACGTGGTCTTATTCATCTAATGGTATAGGAGCATCTATCAAGGTCCATAGCGAACTAGCTAATGTAACATTAGATTTGACTAATGTAGATGAATTTTAAAGTTATTAAGAATAATATGAACAACCTAGATAAACAATATCAATCTCTTCTAAAAGACATACTAGAAGAAGGAACCCTAAAAACTACAAGAAATGGTAAAACACTTTCAGTTTTTGGTAGACAAATAAGACATAATATGTCAGATGGTTTCCCATTACTCACCACTAAGAAAATGGCATTTAAAACTATGGTGAAAGAGTTGTTATGGTTTTTAAGAAGTGATACCAATATCCAATGGCTAGTTCAGAATGGTTGTAACATCTGGAATGGTGATGCTTATAAGAATTGGTGTAAACAATTTGAAGTTGACCCTATTAATTTTGACGCTGAAGAATTAGTGAAAGGGCATGGTGACCAATGTTGGGGTTATCCAATATTAGACCACGTTAAACCTACATCAAAGGAGTACAAGAGAGGACAGATAAATGCCTATTTAGAAGGTAAAGCCGAGAAACCTTTCTTTTATTTAACACAAGAAGAATTCATCAACAAAATCAAAACAGATGATGAGTTTGCTAAGAAGTGGGGTGAGTTAGGACCAATATATGGAGCCGGGTGGAGGAGGTGGAAAACATATAAACCAATAATGATTGAAAGAAGAATTAAGGAAAAATCAAAACTTAATATTAATTTTCCTTTGTTGGAAGTAGAAAAAGATGAAAATGATGGCTTTATAGGAAAGAAATTTTATAATAATAAAAGTCAAGAAGAATACATTGTTATACAAAAAGTAGAAGGAGGGAATAATTCTAAATATTTAGTTCAATTTTTATCTAATGGTTATACTAAAATTGCTTCTCGTCCTAACATTAAAAGAGGACAGGTAGTTAATCAATATAAACCTTATATTGAGAATGTAGCTTTTCTAGGAAACCCAAATAAAAACATTAATTATTATAAACAAGCGTATGGTTTGTGGTATAATATGATAGTTAGATGTTATAGACCTTCGAATCCATTTTATAAATTTTATGGGGAAAAAAACATATTTGTTGATAGTAGATGGTTATGTTTTGAATATTTTTTAGAAGATATAAAAACTATAACTAATTTCAATAAATGGGTATTAAATCCAAAAGAATTTGATTTAGATAAAGATTATTATGGTTCTAATTGTTACTCTAAAGATACTTGTTATTTTCTCCCTAAATATGAAAATGTAACCCTTAAACATTATAAACCATTCTTAGCTAAAAATATAAATACAGGGGAAGAAATTATTGAAATATGCCAAAAACATTTTGCTATTAAACATAGTTTAAAACCAACATATATATCTTATAGACTTAATTCTAACTCAACAAAACCGTATAATGGGTGGGTATTTAAATGGTTAACTTATGATGAATCTAAATATGTTTGGAGGTATCAACTCCACATAGACCAAATCGCAAACCTAATCCACGACCTTAAAACAAATCCAGACTCAAGACGATTAATGGTAAATGCTTGGAATGTTGGAGAATTGGATTCAATGGTACTTCTTCCTTGCCACTATGGATTTCAAGTTTATACAAGAGAATTGGCAACTAAAGATAGATTAAAAATATTGATCGATCGATGCAGTGATATCGACTATAAACAAGGATTAGAGGAAGCATTTAACGATTGGCATAATCCTAAATGGGCGCATGGCGTTTTTGAAACAGAGATGGATGATGCAGAAATACCAACACGAGCAATCTCTTTAATGTGGAATCAACGCTCAGTAGATACATTCTTAGGTTTACCATTCAACATTGCATCTTACGGATTGTTGTTAGAAATCATTGCCAAAGAAGTTAATATGGTTCCTGATGAGTTGATTGGTAATTTAGGTGATGTTCACCTTTATACCAATCACATTGAACAGGCAAAGGAACAATTGACGAGAGAACCAATGGAGTTACCAAAACTAAATAAGTTACCCGATTACTTATGTATGAAGGATAATTGGGAGTGTTATGAACCTTCTGACTTCACTATAGAAAACTATCAA